ATTTTCATATCCACAGGTACTTTATTATCTCTTTGAAATTTCCAACCTTCTCCTTCTAATATTTCAATTAATCTATCCTCTTTATCCTGATGCCATACTAAATCAAGTTCATCAACATTAGATGAAAATTCTCTTATATTATTTTGATCTGAGTAGGGTTTCATTTTTCTAAATAAGGATGAAATAATATATCTACTACTTTAGCGTCTTTTTTAATTGATTCTCCATCTATTTCAACTTCAGCTGGGTATACTTGTACATCTTCCCCATACCAATATTTTATTCTATAACCACCAGTTTCTAGTAGTTCTACTAATAAACCTCTTTTATAATCTTTTTCTTCAGCCTGTAGAATGACTTCTTTACCTCTAGGTAAAATTAAAGCAGCCCCAGGGACTTTAGAATCATCTTCTTTTTTTTGTTCTATTATATATTTTTTTAAATCAAATTTATCCATTACCAAAATGTATTCATATTAGCTCCTAAACCTAATTGTTTAGCATATTTAGGTAAGTTACAAGACCAATATCCTGCAGTTGTTCTATCTTTTTTATTTTTACAATTATGTCTATCAGCAAAAGCATTTCTTGCTTTTTTATCTTTAATTTTTACTTTAAGGCTTTGACCTCCACCTGCTGCTCCAAAACTTACTTTTTTAACTTTTTTGGTTTTTGGATCTCTAACATAAACATAAAATTTCTTAGAACCCCCCCTTTTAGGTTTATTTAAAGATACTTCTTTACCTCTAAATTCTGCTTCTTTTACAGCAACAAATTGTTTACCTTTTTTACTACCTCTTACTTTTTTAGCTACAGTAGCTTTACGCTCTGCTTTAGTCATTGCTTGTGCTTTTTTTCTAGGTAAACATCTTGTAGTAGCTTTACCTTTTTTCATTGTACCACACTTACCAGTTATATTACCTGATGTGTTAATTCTTACCCAATCTTCTTTACCAAACCAATCTTTTAATGACTCAGCTATTTTATCTATATCTAAGGTTTTATATCCTGATCCATAAGGTGCAGCTTTACCATCATGATTAGGAGCTACATTTTCATTTTTATATGATTTTTTTCTTTTACCACCTGCTCCCTTAATTTGTCCTTTACAAACTTTTACTGCTCTGCCTGATAAGTAAGCTGAGGATTTTTCACCTGCTCTTTTTCTTGCTGCAATATAATTTCTACCTCTTTTACAAAGCTTAGATTTTTTCTTTTTTTCATTTATTTCATCTTCAAAAAGAGGAGTATTAGCTTTTATTACTTGGTTAACTGCAGCTTTAATTTGCTTTTTACCCCAATTTTTAGCCTTTTTATATTGTTTTTTAATATAACCAATAACTTCTTCAAGTTGTTCTTCAGTTAATGCCTCAAATGGTAATTCTTCTTCTTCCATATAACCATTTGCTACTAACCAATCTCTAACAAAAGCTTCATCATCTTTCATTAATTGTATTTGTAACATTCTAAATGTTCTAGGACCAAAATCTAATTCAATTTGATCTCTATTTTTATTTAAAAAATCACCTGTGTCAATATTTTCATTTATTCTATTCATATCTCTATCTGACACCCAATAAGCTGTACTTCCACCAGGTGTTGCTCCTCCTGATGATGCCATTTTTACATATTTTTCAGCTTCTTCCTTTGAAAATATTCTTGGTTCTTCGTAATCTGATTCTTTACTTTTAACTAAACCTTTACCTTGTCCTCTACCTTTATTGTAAGTAACATAATATTCTTGTTCTTCATTTAACATAGGAATATCTAGTGGTACTCTTTTACCTTCAAACATACCAAAACTACCAACATGAGTTTCAGTTAAAAAATATTTATCTGCTTCACTTACATCTAATCTACCACGAGAATATAATGATCTGGCTTCAGTATATAATTTCATATATTCTTTAGAACCAATACGATAAATATTTTCACTTAACGGTATTTGATTGTCTATATGATACTTTAACCCTTCTGATATAGGAGTATGTATAAATTTACTTTCTTTGAGTATTAACGTTTTACTCTTATCATCACATGTATTACATCCACATCCACACATAGTTACTTAATTATCATATTAGGGTGAGGATTATTCCATTGGTACCCACTAATTGGATTTTTTACTATTGTTCCAAATAAACCTGCATCAATAGAATCCTCTAAATTATCAACATCTACTAATACATAGTCACCTGTTTTAGAATTCATAAATAGGAATGCTCCTACATTTGTTTTCTGAGCATATGCTTCAGCATTTAGTTTTGTTAATTTAATTTTCATTTCAGCTAAATCTTGAAAATCAGCAGGACCATTAAAATATTTTTTAGCTAATCCTTTATTAAAAAATACTCCATCTAAAGCTTTTTGAACATCTTTAATTACATCCTGTGATTTTGCTCCATTTTTTATTGCTTGATTATAAATATTCTTAAGAGAAATATTTATTACCTTATTTTGAGGATCATTTAAAAATTCTTCTAGTTCTTCTCCTTCTAAATATTTTTCTCCTAAAAATGATAAATAATCAAAATCACTTCCTCTACCTGCTTGTTGACCTAATCTACCACCAGTTCCTTTTACTTCTAAATTTTTACCATCATAATTTAAATCACCCCCTCCACCTCTATTGTCAATATCATTAAAAGCTAAAGATAAAAATAATTCACCTTTACCAATAGAAGAACCTCCAGCATCTGCTCCTGGTTCAATATCAATTAAATCCTTTACTAATTTACTTGATAATCCTGTAACTTTTGAGAAATTACCCCTATCTGGAGTATTTCTAAATGATTTAGGAGTGTAGTTAATAAATTCTTCTGCTTCTGAATCTGCTATTTTATCAATTATATAATCAATTGCTTTATCTCCAACTTTAAAAGAATCTTGTGTATATCCTTTATTATTAAGTTTACCTGTTATATCTCCTTTAAATCCTCTATTAGTAATAGATTTAGTGTAAGCTCTTAATTCATCATCAGATAAATCACTTGAATTAATTATATCAATTAATTTTTTCTTTAAATCTTCATCCTCATCTTCTTTAATAAGATTTTTTACCATTTCAAATAAAATTTCTTTATCCTTAGGATCATTAATATCAGGATATCCTTTAGAAAATTTATATGCTATATTATTTAAATATTTAGTAATTGAATCCATTTTAATCATCTTTATAAAGATCTGGGTCTATAGGTTCTGGGTTCAATGCAGCTTCAGAATTTCTTTCTTGCCATTCATATGATATACTATCTTTATTAATTGGACCTCCTGCTGCCCAGGTATTACAAGCTCTTGCTGAATGGCATTTAAAATGGTGCATCCAACAATATCCTAAAACACCTTCTTTAACTAAATTAGCTATTTTACTATTACCTTTAAAAGCTATATCAATGTCTTTTCTAGCATCAGGTTCTTCTACGGGTTCAGAAGTTAATCCTGGTATGCAATCTAACATTCTAGGTGAAATATCAAATGCTACACAATTAGCACACCTAGATTTAAATGCTGCTTCAAATGTTGTATTCCATTTTTCAGCAACTTTTTCCCAATAATCTCCTGGTTCTTCAACATTTAAAGGGCCATAATTAATATAATCTGATCTTATTGCTCTATCTCTATTAGCTGTGTTTAGGGCTACATTTTGAGTAGGAGCAGGGCAAGGCATTAATGCTTCAAATAGTTTTCCTTCTTTTAAATATTTTTTTAAATTAAAGTTTATCATTTTACTATAATTTTAAGTTTCAGTATCTACGGTATCTTCAACATCTACATCAACATTATCTTCTACATCAACATCAACTTCTGTATCTTCTCCAGCTTCAGCTCCATCCCCAGGAGCTCCATATCTTAAAATTCTAGCTATATGTTGAACACAATTTTCTTCTTCTGGTAGATTAAGTAAATAATATTTTTTACCTTCTACTTGTGCAACCCAACTTCTTTGCATCCAAATAAGATAAAAATTTTCATTATTTCTTAAATTAATTCTAAATGTAGTAGGACGAGGTGCAACCCAATCAATTGAAGCTAAAAATGAATCAAATTCATGAGTTAATAAATCTATAATAACTGCTTTTAACTCAGGAAATTTAGTTAATTCATCATACTCGATGGCAGCTGCATCTGATTCTTTTTTATCAGAGTATACTTGTTTTACAAGTAGTCTAATTCTTTCTTTAAAATCAGCTTTATTCATATCTTATTTTAAATAGCAGAAGTTTTCAAAAATTCTTTATCCCTATCATTTATAACTTTATCCATAGTTGCTTGTATAGTACTTGGGGCATCATTTAAATTACCAACAAATCCTGGTTTTCTAATTGATACTAATGTTATGTCTCCATCACTATCCACTGTATATGATCCACCTTCATAAGCACGATCATTTATATCTATATCAAAAGAACCTTCTTCTAATCCTCTTGATATCTTTACATTATCTTCAGGTTGTTCTAATTTAATTGCTGCTACGACTTTTCTTGCAGCTTTTTCAGTGTCTTCTATTGTTGCGGGACCGCTTGCTTCTTTAAGCTTTTTTTTTTTACCTACTCCAAATTCTTTCTTGAAATAGCCTTTAGGTAAACCTTCTTTAATTCCTTCACCAAATGCAGCTTTAATTGAACCACATACTCTAGCAGCTCCCTTTTTACCGTATTTAGGTTCATTATCATCAAGGCATTGATCAAATGGATATGATTTTTCATTTACAGATCTCATTTGTTTAATAGTTTCTTTAATATTTTTTAATGATACACTACCTATACCTCTTTTTCTTCTTTTAGTATCACCAGATGGCTCCATTTCTTTATTACCTTTTCTATCAAATCCTCCTACTTCATTAAGATTAGTATCTATTAAATTATCAAGTAATTTAACAAATGCAGTTTTTTGTTTAGAATTTAAAACTCCTTGATCAATTTGATTTCTAAGTGATCTTAATAAAGCCATTTCACCTTGATTTAAACTATGACCTTCTTCTAATTTTGTAGGTTTATCATCAGATAAATCTCTTAAAAACTGTAGTACTTTTGCAAATTTTTGATTTTTAGAATAATCTACTTGTTCTTTATCTTGTATAGTATCATAAATAGATAACATTGTTTTTGCAAGATCACTAGCATTCTGAACACTATTAGCTAATTTTTGAATTATATTTTGAGGTAAATCTATCTCTTCTAATGCTAATACATCACCATCAATTACATCTTGATAATCTTGCATTATAGCACCTAAATATAACTTAGCATCAGCTGTAGACATAGCGTAAATTAAATTTTCTAAAGTTGTTGAAACACCTAAGGCATCAATTAATTTACTAGCCATAGTTTGAACTTCAGGGTCTCTAGTTTCATTTACTTTTAAATCTTTTTTAATTGTTACCTTATGCATTTTTCCACTTCCTTCAGGAAATTCAAATTCTTTTTTTCCTGCATCTCTAGCTTTATCTGCTGCTACTATAAATGCATTTGCTTCTTTCATAGGAACCATTAAGGCATCTTTAATTAATTCAGTCAATCTGTCATTTTTCATAGATTCTGCTTGTTTTTTAGCTATATTAGTTGCACGCCCATACATTACAGCTTCAGCATCTTTACCATATTTGTCAACAAGTGCACGCTTGTTTTTTTTCATTTTCATTATGATATCTTCTCTTTTATTGAGTTCTGCTTTAGTAAGCTTTTTTTCGTTGAGCATATTATTTATTTTTATCCTCAGCTACAGATGCTTTTCTATATTCTGAGATAAGTTTTTTAATGTTACCAAGTGCTTTTCTTGCACGACCATGAGCTGCTTTAGAGGTACCGGCATGTTCTGCTTTAAATGTCTCATAAAGCGCATCAATTTTATCAAAAATTTCTTGCGTCATTACTTTTATTTAATTATAAATTATACTTTTACTACGTGTTTTCTTGTAAAATAAGTGATTGTATTACCAATTTGAGCTAATAATTTTTCATCACCTAATTTTTCAGCTTGTTGTTGGGCTTTAGTTAAAAGACCTTGAACGGCTTCTACTTCTGTTGACTCACCAGGAACTGATGTTCTAACACGGATATCTGATTCTGTTTCTTTATCATCAATATCAACATCTTTTTCAATATCAATATCAACGTTTTCATCATCAGTAACTTCTACATCTTCTTGCTCAGCTACACCATCACCAGCATAAGTATCTACTTTAGTTCTTATTCTTTTTGGTTTACCTGCTACTCTACCTCTAAATGTACTTTCATCCATGTCTTTCATTTCTTCGTCCATGTCTTTTTTCATTTCTTCGTCCATGTCCTTTTTCATTTCTTCATCCACATTAACATAGTAATCAGAAGTACTTTGTCCTACTTTTCTAGGATCTTTTAATGTAACTGACTTGCTTCTAGTAGGGTTATTTTTTTCATTCCAAGCAACAGCATCCATTTCATCTAAATCTTTTTTATCTTTCATTTCTTCTAAAACTTTTTCTTTAATTTTAGATTTTAATTCAGATAATTTCATTTTAGATGATTTTTTCTTCATATCACCTTTCATTTCTTCGTCCATGTCCTTTTTCATTTCTTCGTCCATGTCTTTTTTATACTCTTCTTTAACTTCCTCATCTTTTTTAGCTTCAGCTAAAAGTGGGTTGTTTTTTAAGTAATTTCTGTAGTTAAATTCGTTTGCCATTTTAGTGTTTATTTTATTATAAATATATAAAAATTTATTATTGTTATTATTTTTTTAAGTAGTTGAATATTTTTTCTTTTAGTTCCATTAAATTTGGACCTGCTGGTTTGTTTCTTGGTTTTCCATCTGGTGTATAACCACAAGTACCTTCATTCATATCATAATTTTTAATTTGTTTATTAACTTGAGATAAACGAGCTTCTAGTTTATTTAATTCATCCCCATATTGGTCAGCAACAGGACCACCTTCTGCTTCTATATCGGGATCATTTTCCATTTCTCTATATAAATTAGATATTCTTCTTTCTAAATCTCCTTTTTCGTCTCTTAAATCTAAAATTTGATCAAAACTTAGTTTAGGAACTGATTTCATTTTTTCTTTTCTTGTTTTAGCTGCTCTTGTTTTTACTAAAACAGGATCATTTAAATCTGCTTCCATTACTCTATCTCCTAATACACCTCTATTTCTAAGAGTTTCTAGGTCTTTTATATAAGCATTAGTGTCAACAATATATTTACCTAAATCTTCTTCTTTTTCAGTGTCCTTATTTTTAGTAATACTTAACAGTGTAAATTTAGGATTTCTAAAATCATCATAATTACTATTATAATGTTGGGTTTGGTAAATAAAATACTCATCTTCTAAACCTTTTGTTTCATGATATTGCATATGAACAAAAGTAGTATTCATACCAGATTGTTCAGTCCAGTCAGCATGTTTTTTTAATCTATCTTTTAATGCTTTATCATTCCTAGAAGCCATACCATTGGGAAACATATCTTCTACTTCTTTTTGTTGAAACATATCACCTGGTTTTTCTTTTTTAGGATATGTTCCTTCTTGACCATAATCAGTAAATTCTTTTAAATAGGGTTGTTCACCATCTTTATTATATGAAGTAAAAGTAGAACTACGCATAGCATCAGTTTCTTTTTGAGCATTACTTTTAAATTCTTTAATATACTGTTCTTTAAAGTATTTTGTTAACGAAAAGTTATCAGCCATGGTAAATTAATATTAATTTTATTATAAATATATAAAAACTATATAAAATATGCGGGTTTTATTTTTTTAAATTCTCTAGATATTCTATAGTTTTTTCTAAACTTTCTAATACTCTTTTTTTATTATATCCTCCAACCCATTTTTCAACATCACCTTGTTCTGTTACATAGGATTCATTAGATGTTGTTAATTGATCTTTAACAAAATCTTTAAAATCCTGAATAAAAGCATCTAAATCTGTATTATGGATGTTTTTTTCATATATTTCCCATGCTCCTACTTTTTTTAAATCAGATACAAAATATAAAAAACATTCATAACATTTTTTATGTATTTTATAATAACTAGGATCAAATTTATGTTTCATTTGTTTATTACAATTAGGACAAAATAAGGGGGTTTTAATTAATTTTTTTATTTCATCATACTTTGTAATATTTTGTTTAATTCCATTTTTGATAGTCCATTTACGACCATTTTCTTCCCAAATATCTCCCTCTTTATAAAATGTATCTTTTTTAGTATAACCTATTCCTTCAACAGTTCTATCACCTGTTTTTCCTTGTACTAAATTTCTAACACGTTGTACATCTTTTTTGGAAAATTCTTTTCTTAAAACATTATCTTGACTCATAAACCTAATTCTTTTAATTTACTTATTGTTGAAGCAGTATCCGTATGTAATATACCAATTCCACCAGCTTTTATCCATTGATCTATATTTGATTCTCTATCATCAATTAATATACTATCTGGATCTGCATAATTTTGTTTATTTATAGCTTGTGCTAATATTAGTTTAGTTGATGGTAAATTCCTTTTTCTCCAAGTTCTTTTACCTATCCTTGAATAATTAGCTCTTGAAGGAGAAGATAATAATAAAGGATCATATTTTTTTATATAATTCCATAATTGTTTTCCATCTTCCATCCAATCCATACCTACCCAAAATCTTACTCCAATACCATCTACTAATTCCCAAAATTTTTCTTTTCCAAATTTTCTTTCATATTCTGTTGGAGATATACCATCTGCAAATCTTCTAAATCTTTTATCAAAATCAACTAATACCCCATCCATGTCAGAGTAAATTTTATAAGTTTTTTGTTCAGTTATATTTTTTTTGGATTTTCTAATTAAACTCCATTTGGGTAATTTTTTACCCTTATATTCTCCATCCATCTCAAAATTTCTAACTGAGTATTTTTTGCCATCTTTATCTTCTAAAGATAGTTTATATCTATTTACTCCTTCTCTACTATTTTTTATTACTTTTAATTGTAATGATTTTTCTAATTTTTTCCCACTTAAAGGAAATCCTTTAGGAGCTCTTAATACATCACCTGGTAGTATTTGACCATCATAATTAGATAAATCTATACCTATTTCTTTTATTATATCAGGTTTTCTTCCTTGTGCTGATCTTTTCTTACCCTTTTTAGGTCGAAAATCTTTTTTTTGTTTTCCGTCTGTACCACTCATTTGTCCCTTACATACTTTTACGGCTCTTGCTGTTAAAAATGGATTATGTTTTTCACCCTCTCTTTTTCTTTTAGCTATATAATTATAACCTCTTTTACATAATTTTTCATTTATTAATTGATCTATATATTCAGTAATATCTCTATAACTTGTACCTGAGGGAAATGATCCCATTTTTTTTAATGCTGCTGCTTTAGTTTTAAAAGGTCCAAATTCTTGTCTTATACCTGGTGAAAATGGATTATCTTGCATAAAATAAAATTTACCATCTTTTTTATATACAGCTCTATATCTATACCCAGATCCTTTACCATAACCTCCTTTTTTTTCATTTATCTTCTTTTTTTTTAAACGTTGTGTTTTTCTTTTAGAAGCTTCTTTACGTTGTTTAATATAATTAAATGCAGATTGTAGTTTCTTTTTCTTTTTAGGATCTTTAGTTCTTCCTAATGCTGCTCTTATTCTTTGATGAATTAAATTGATTACTTGAGATTGACGAGCATGAGATTTATTTTTAAATGAAGATTTATTTAATGTATTTACTACATCTTGTCTTGTAGAAAATTTTACTTTTACTGTATCAGAAGGATCTTCATCAGTGTATAATCTTCTTCCTGATCCTTTAGGTTTTTTACCTGTTCCTTTTTTAGGGTCTGCTTCAGATATAATACCAAATGTAATGCAAGGATTTTGCCCACACCCACAATTTATTTTTTCTTCAATTTTATCTTTTACATTTATAACTCCTACCATATCGCTTCCTAAATGAGGATCACAATGATAATCATATACCCCAGGTTTATTAAATTTAACAGTAAAAACCCATCCTTTACCTACTTCATTTTTAAAACTTCCTGGGTTGTTTTTATTTCTAGGATGGGATTTATCTCCATTTACATTATGATATCCTTCTTCATTAATAAATTTTACAATATCTCCCTTATTTATAGTAAGATCTTTAGGTATAAATTCTAAACCTTTAGCTATTACTTCATGTACTGTATTGTTTTTATCTTCATTGACATTAGTTGTTGTTTTTAATGTTTTTGATAATTGTAATGCTTTATAATATTTTTGATTTTTATCTCCTAATTGAACTCCCTTTTTATCCTTATCTTTATCCATTTTCTTTAATCTAGATAGTTCTTTATTGATTAATGATAATGGAATTTTTTTACCTTTAGGTATTTTTAATCTTTTTCTAACTGTTCCTTGTTTTAAACTGCCTGCTTTTTTTCCTTTAGCAGCCATTTTTTCATATGTATCTCCTTCTTTTAATTCTTCTTCTAAACCCATTGCTAATTCTCTAGCATAAGCATTTATACCAAAAGGATCTGGTTTTTGTTTTTTAATTTTTATTGGAATTAAAGATCCTCCTTCTTCAATATCATTATCTAAAGAATCTGTCCAATTTCTAAATGTCATTGTTCCTACTAAATTAGCTTCTTGTTCAATTTTATCTAAATTTTTATCTTTTGTAGTATCTGTTGTTTGTATATTACCTAATCTACCTTCTAAAAATTGAGTATGATGAACCATTTCATGGGCATATGACCTAACTATGTCTTTGGGATGTCTACCTTCTGTATATAAAACTATAGTTTGAGTGTTTGGGTCATAATAAGCAGTTTTACCAAGGAAATTTTTAGCATTTTCTGAATCACCATCTACAATTTTTAAGGTAGGTAATGGTTCTATATTTCTACCTTTTTTTAACATATAATTAGTTAAATCACTAATCATTTGTATATAATCTATATTTTGAGTATATGTAGCATTTTCTTTTAATGTAGGAGAAACTATATCGAATACTTTACCTTTATCTTCTTTTGATAATTTTTTAGGTAAAAATGGAGTAAAATATAATTTTCCTTTTTTAGCTGCTTCTCTAGCATTTCTGCCCCTCATACCTTCATCCTGAGTAGTAATAATTTTTAAATCTAAATTATCATATTTTTTAGGATTAGTTTTTAATGTTTTTGCCCTATCAACTATATCTTTATCATCATCATCAGCACCTTCTCTTCTACCAATTACCCAATAAACAATATCTTGAGGGTTATTTTTAGCAAAACTATAAATATCACCAATAGGCATTTTTGATGGTTGAATCCTAACTTTAGGTGGTAAATAATCTTGATAAATTTCCCATATTAAAAGAGCTTCAGCTTGCGAAATACCATTCCTTTCACCCCCTCCTACTAGTATAATTAATTCATCAATTTCGGGATATTGCTTTAAAGCTTCTTCAACTACTTCAAAATGTCCTCCTATTGGAGGTTTAAAACCACCGCCATAAAGAGCAACTATCTTTTTATCTTCTTCTAATAATCCTTCTAATAAAGATCTTGTTAAATGATTCATTTATTTAAAAATTGTTTTATTTTTGATTGAGCTTCTTCAGCTGATACTGAATTATCTATTATATTTTTTACTCCATTATCAGCTAGTAAATTTTTTATTTGTGCATTTATTTTAGCTTTTCTTTCATCTGATCTAGCTTGGGCTTTAGCATCTTTTGGTTTTGTGCCTTGGGGTTTAAAAGGATCTAAATATTTTTTTATTATTGACTCTAAGTCTTCTAATTTTTCATCTTTTAATAAATTTGAAACAGACACAAAATTATCACCAAATGCATTTTTATATTCATTATAATTTTGGGTAACATCATTCCATGTGCGCATTACAATAGCGGGCGCTAAACTTCTATCTTTACCCCCAGATTTATCAAATCTATCCTGATTTTGTTTTAATGAGCGTTCTAAATCTGTATAAACATATAACATAAATACTTCGTATCCTGCTTTTTCTAGTTCATCTTTTAATTTAAGAGTAGCTTTACTTGATGCTGCAGTTCCGTCTAATATAAATGACTCTCTGTTAGATATTGCTCTTGGTAAATCTTCATCTTTTAGTTTTGATGTTGCTTGTCTCATTAATTTAGCAGCTTTACTTCTTTCTTCAGGTGTAGCATTTTTTAAATCTAAACTAACTCCTGATTTTTTTAATAAAGGGACAAAATCTAAATCTAAATTGTAAGTAGTTAAACCTGATAGGTCTAATCCTCTTAAAATAAATCCTTTACCTGCTCCAGGTGCTCCTGCTAATATAATTGCTTTGGGATTACCAATAGCTTCACTTAATATTCTAACTAAACTTATCATTTATTTTTATTATAAATATTATAAGTTTCTTTTTACTGTAGTTTTAAATTCTGTAAATGTTGGTGAATGTTTAGGGTTTTCTAAATCAAATAATTTTTTAACAGTATTAAAAATATCAATATTTTCTTCTTGTGTTCTTTTTGACTCATACATTTCCCATCCTTTACCTTGTATTTTATCTTGTGATTTTTTTCTTTTCGAAGATTTTAACCATAATACACCATAACGATCTGCTTTTTTACCATAACATTCTTTATACATTTTACCATAAACAGCCGTTTGTAAATCATAAGTAGTTTGAAGATGATTTGAAGTTTTAAAATCAATAATCCATAATTCATTATTAATTTCACAAACCATATCACAAGTACCTGCTACTTTTAATTCATCTGAAAATAAATGTACTTCAGTTTCAATTAATATAGGTTTATATTCTTCCCAAAAATCTACAAATTTTAAAAACATTTGCCAAATATCAGGATTATACATTGGAGTACCATTTTGAAGAAAATTTAATTCTTTTCCATTTAAATAATCTTCAATCATTTCATGTACTTGTGTACCTTCTTCTCCTGCTTTTTTAACAATCCAGTCAGCAGAATATCCTACTTTTTTAAGCCAATCTTGAAAATGTTTTCCTTTAGGATAATAACTTAAAACATAAGTTACAGAAGGATAATATTTACCATTTCTTCTATAATATCTAGCATCAGGTAAAGTTATTTGTTTTGCATCTTCACTAATTTCTAAAATCCTATTATAAGATTTTTTTATATTTCTTTTTTTCATACTAATTGTAGTTTTCTTTCCATTAATTGATAAGAGGTTAAAGGGAATGTATTTTGAATTAAATTTGTAAAATTATTAAACCCCATTTCACTTGGATCTTTATTATCAAGGTCTATTAAATAAACTTCTTTTCCTTCATTCATGAACTCTTCTGCAAATTTAAGAGTTTGTTTCATAGCATCGGTATCTAGTGCTATATATATTTTTTCAATAGTAGATGTTACTATTTTTTTCATTAATTCAGATTGTATATTTTTACCTAATAAGGGTATAGCATTACGTTTTATAGCTATAGCATCAAACATACCTTCACAAATAACTAAAGGTAAAGACCAATTTATTAAATGTTCATTTGGTATTATATTTCTTGATGCTTCTGGGTTTTTATATTTTATATATGGATCTTTTTCAAATGATCTTCCAGTATAATAATTTAATTTACCTCTTTTATCATATGAAGGTATAATAATCATTTTAGCATATTTACCATACTCACAATATCCTATATTATATTTTTCAATATCTTCAATAGTTATATCTCTATTTTTTAAATATGCCCATGCTTGCCTTCCTATTATATTTTTACTATTATTAACTATAGGAATAAATTCCTTTGGTAATTTTAAATTATATTTAACTATTTCTACGTCTTTAACTTGATAACCAGTCTTTACTAATGATTTTAATTCTGAAAAATGTTCAGGTAGTGCTTTTACTTTTTTAAATAGTGTATTTAAATATTTTCCTTTTTCATTACAAACCCAACAATGCCAGGGATGATGTCCTTTTTTATTATCTGTAAAATTAATTTCTAATTTAGGTTTATGATGATTACATAAAGGACAATGAAATGCTCTATTACCACGAGCAGTCATTTTTCCCTCGCCTAATACTCTACTTACTAAGCTTACTAGTAGTTCATTTATCATATAGGAAATATACAATTATTATTTTGCATCTCCAAAGTCACGTGTAAAAAACTTACCTAAAATATTATCATTAATGTGGGCACTGTATTTATTTTCTAAAACTTCATTTAGAAATAAATGTTTGGTTTCAAAATAAGTAAGTAATTTTTTATTAGGAACAAATTCTAATATACGTTTTTCCCAATTTTTTCCATTACTATCTTTTTTAGATAAATCTAATATTTCTTTTTGTGAACCATAATAGTTCTTCCAGTCAGATTCAATTATTATTTTTTGTTTTTGAGGAGTACGTCCTTTAAGACCTTGTTTTATTCTTTCTTCTTTTAAAGCTTGTAAGGCTTTTTTACCTAATTTTTTATTTCTTTCAAAATAAAGAACTTTTTTACCTATATATCTTACATCAGTAGGTATATACCTAACTTCATAGATAAACCCATAAGTTCCTTTTGGCATATCCTCTATTGATGTTATAACCCTTCCCTGGTACATCCAGGTAGCGGTTGTTGGCATATTTTTCATTTAAAATGTTATTAAAACCATTATAAAGAATCAAATGATACTTGAATTTCTAAGTCTGAATCCATAGGTACTTTAGTAGGTACTGATAATTTACCTATGGCTAGTAAGTTTTGATTATTGTCATATAAACCAACAGTAGTAATATAGGGACTAAAATATGATCCTGTTGCAAAGTCTTTATAAACATAATTAGTTCCAAGTAAGGGTGCAGTTGATTGACTGCCTGAGAGTAAAGATGGATTTAATGAATAACCAAATTCGTTATCTCTTATAACACATTTATATTGATATTCGTTTAATGTAACAGATGAAGAAAATCCTACAGTAAGATTTTCTAAATCATTAGTTCCATTGTATCCATCTTGTCCTTCTAAAACAGACTTTCCTACAATAGCAAGATCTGCTACTGATGATGCATAATCATTAGATGAACTTATAGGAGTAATAATTATATTCCCATGTTCATATATTACATTACCACAATATTGATTATTTTGTACTGGAGAAGTTGAAGAATAATTTAAATTTCCATTTCCATCATCAATAGCTGTAAATATGTTTCCACCTCCTCCTGGTTTGTATACTATGTTTACACTTTGAGGTTCAATGTTATTACCCCATAATTTTGAAGGGATTGAAATTAGTGATATAAAATTATTATTAGGATTACCAGATACATCAATGTCTTCTCCTAATAGTGCTGTTCTAGTTTGAGTAATAGTACTTGATAAATAATTATAATATTGTGGACTTTTTATTGCTCCAATAGGTAAATTATTAGATCCACTAAGACCAATATCTATTTGATTATAATCAGCAAATATATTATTTTGAGGACCTTCTAAACCATATAATAAACTTGAAGTAGTTGCTAAACTTCCAGATTGACTCTCATAAAAATTAGAATAATAAAGTTGCATTACACTTGAATATACAGAATTTGTATTTAATTTATTTACAAGTCCTGTAAAGTTTTGAGATCCAGAAACTGTTGAAGAAAAACCACTCCATATTGAATTTTGTGTAGTTTCAAATATTAATTTATTAGCTGGGGGTTGAGTACCAAAGTAAACTTCAATTCCTACATTGGATGCTGTCATAGCATTTCCTGTAAATCTAAATCCTTTATTAGCAGAAAAAGGAGTTATTACAATATCCTTTGTAGTAAATTGTTTGTAAGCTGACATACATTCTAGTAATCTAATTTAACTCTAACAAGTAATTCTTTTGTAAAGTCTTTGATTAATGGTCTACTTAGTTTAGCAACAGCACACAACTCATTTGCATCATTATATAATCCAACTGTTGTTATAAAAGTTTGTGGATTATTTTGCATTGTAGGCCATAGTAAAGCTCCTGTAGATCCTGTTACAAATGATGGATTTGAAGAATAATTAAAATCACTGTTTTGAGCTCTTACAAAATAAAAATCAGAAGCTAAAGTTTCTTGGGAATTTAATCTGAAAGGTTTACCAGCTTGAAAAATACTTCCTGAAAGAGCATTATATAATTTTTGTGGATTTTTATCATTAGTATTAGAACTTCTTCCAATTCCCATATCAACTCCACCACCTGCAGCTTTTCCATCCAAAGCAGGACCATTTAATAATATTAAACCTACATCTGGTAAGAATAAACCATAAGATCCTGATTCTGCTGAAAATCCTGATGCTTTTACTCCTGTAAAAACAGTTCCCTGAGAACCTGATACTATATTATAAACTCTTCCAGCATTTCCAAATACATTTCCAGTATTTATTTTACTATCATCAGTTAATGTTAACATATCTAAACCATTAGCTCCACTTTTAGATATGTTTAATTCCATAGTACCTAATGCTAATGATTCTTTGTATCTAGCTCTTTCAATAGATAAAGCATAAAAATATGATCCTGTAAAGTCCCCAAATATGAAAGGATCTGTATCATCTCCTAATGCAATATTTTGATATTGACCATATATAGTTGAAGATGGTGATTTACCATCTACTAAGGCATTATAAAGTAAACTACCACTTCCTACTTCATCGGCATATGCTATATCAAATTGAACAGCAGCTGCTGTTTCTGTTGATGCTGTTTGATACATATGAAGGAAAAATTGTCCTGTAGTTGTATTTGCCTGAACAGATGATGTATAAATTTCAGTTAATCTTGGAGCATTATTACTCCATACAGTTCCAGTTACGGAATCTATACTATTAATTATATCACCTGATCCAAATTGTGTAAAAGCTCCATTAGCCATATTTTATTATTTTTTATATTATTGCATTCCTGCTGATTTTCTTAATTCAAAAGGTACCTGTAATCTTGCTCCTGTATCTCTACCTACAATTGTTAGAGTAGCAAATAATACAGTAGCTGTTCCAAATATATTAATAGATGTAGCATTTAATGTAAAATTAGTACCTGTTACAGTTTTAGAAACATTAGTACCTAAAGTTTGTTGAGTATTTAATTCATTACTAGAATTAGCTCCTCCTCCTATAATATTAGCTAAAGTAATATTTGACATTGTTACAGTATAACCTCCTGATTCAGGAGCAGTTCCTGAAAATGTTGTTGTTTGAGGAGTAATAGCTGGAACTGTAGACTCACCTGTTACTAATTGAATTACGTTAGTTCCAATTGTTAAGGTAGGCATTACAGCTGTTGATCTAGGTAAAGTAACTAATTTATACTTCATTGTTTGAAGTTCATTAGGAAAAGCTTCCAAAACAGGCATATTTTCAATTGCCTCTCCATAAAAAGCTGATCCCGAAGGGTGATCAGGATTATATAAAGAATAATCTACTTCATCATCTGATAAAGCAAATTGTGTAATATTAAAAGCATTACCTCCTTGAGCTAATAATTCTCTTCCTTTTTTAGTTAAAATAGCATCTACTGTTACTACTTGATTATTTAAATATCCCATTTTATATTAGTATTTTATTATAAATATATGTTTTTTTATTTTCTATTCCAAATAATATTAATCAATTATTATACTTCCTCATTTTTATCTGGATTATCAAACACATTTTCCGATTGTAATTTATTAATTATTTTCTGAACATTTGCTTGTTGGGTTGAAGTTAAATCATTTGGTATTAAATATCCATCACCTGATGGGGTTGTAATACCTCGTGATCCTGAAGGGGGAGATAAGTCAAGTACTACTCTAGAATCATCTTCAGTTCTTCTTCTAATAGTTGCTGCTAATATACTTCCTGATGGTATTGGTTTAACTAGAGCTACAGGATCTGGATCTACTAATAATCTATTCCATACAAACCCAGCATCAAACGCTAATGCTTGTGTTTGATCTTCACCATCTGTAATGAATAATTTTCTTTGAAAGTTAAATCCACTACCTCCATACTTTCTTGGCATTACTAATGATCCAGTACCACCCGCTGTTATCCCAGCGTAATCATCTACTCCACTCATATTTGTACCAAATATCCAATTAGCTGATGTTGTAGTTTGAGGAGTTCTAAAATTACTTCTTTGAACTGTAACTGTTACCGTAGTTGGTCTACTTTCACCATCTAAATTAGTTACAAAATTAGTTTGTTGTACATTTGCAATAAATGAGCCACTACCACATCCATCAAGAGTTGCATTACCAGCACCTGCATTCATTAAGTAAAAGCAAGATTTATTCTGCATAGCTATATCTAGTCTTCTTGTATATTCATCAATTTGGGTAGCATATCCATTAAATTCTGGGGCTGATGAAGTTATTAAACCTGGTATATCAAAATTAAAAGTACTACCTCCTCCAGGAATACCAAATGCTTCAGTCATTAATGCAGGAGGAGCTATTTCATATTCAATTACTCTAAAATCTTGAGTTATAGTTTCAAAATTTTCATTAATATCATTAATATCTTGAGTAGCTGCATTTTGTGAAGGAAATCTGTATGATACTCTTATTTCATCACCTACTTTAATTTCAAATGATTTATCGTTTTGTTCATATTCTGATAATAATGATTGTGAAAAATTAAATCTATAATAATTATCTAAATTTTCTTTATCTTGTATAACAGGTAATGTTGTATCACCTACACTTGGGGACGAATTAGCTGTTTTTAATCCATTAGTTTGAGGAACAAAAGCTATTGAACCAAAATTTGAACCAGTTCCTAGTGATGTTATAGTACTGGCAAATCCTACAGTTGTTTGTAATGCTGGATAAGTAACACCAGGCACACCATTTTCAGTTGCAAAATTAGCATTAACTGAAGCATCACCTCTTCTAGTATTAATATTTAAAGTATTAAATAGAGCGTATAAAGGACCTATTAATGAAAAATTTGATGTAAATGAACCATTACTTAATATTGCTCTAGGTGTAACGCTACTTTGATTAGGACCTAGCAAGGTTAATATTCCTAATCCTTTACTTCTAGCGTAATCAGAACTTCCTGTTGTAAAAATATTTATTGCTGATGCTGATGTCATTTGTTTTAATTCTAAATCACTTTGAAGTGGAACATTAGGTATTTGATCATCATTCATAACACCACCACCTTTAGATGAACCAATTTGGAATTGTTGGAATTGATTTGACCTCAAAGCCCAAGTAGGTCTAAACCATGAATGAGAAATAGTGGTATTAATATTAGTAAATTGATTTGAAAAATATGCCTGAAAATCATTAGCTGGTGCAAATATGTTATGTGACCCATTAGCTAAAGTAGCATAGTTAAGAGTTAAATTAAATGCTCTAAATGTTTTAGTTTGTGAATTAAAAAATACACTTGCTCTTCTATTTTTTTCAAAAGTAGATGATACAGGTATTAAATTTTCATTACTACCATTTAATAAAGAAGATGTAATTATTGGTGATTGTTCATTTAATATATCATTAAATGGTATTTGAATTAATTGATCTAATATAAATGTAGTAGTGTTAAATACAGATGGTGATGAAAACGATTGTTTAAAATGTGCTATATTAATAGGATTTTTATCTATAACAGCAGTTTTACCATATGAAACATCACCTCCCCAACTTCCAGTTTCACCATTTACATATCTAACTTTATGAATAGCTAATAACTCGGGTAAATTTGCTAAACTTGTAAATCCTTGGGTTGGTGATAAACCAGTTGCAACACTTGCTGATGGTATACCTGTGTAAAAATTATAATCTGCACTTTCTAATAAAGATCCATTATATCTTGGATTAATTACTGAGAGTGCTGTGTAATTACTATCTGGAACTTCAGCAAATTCTAATAATGGGGTGGTTGTACCTCTATTAGCTGGCTCCCATCCTAATTGAGATGCTGATACTAATAAAGGATAGTCTGAAGGTATTCCTTGAATTTTGGTTGATCCTGAGGTTACAGGATCAAAATCCATATCAAACAAATATGAATTTTTTCTACTACTACTTACATTATTAATTAAAGGATTATAAAATGAATTTTGAAATAATTGACTTTGTGAAGGTATAATAGTAAAACCATCATTAGGTTGTAAATGTTTTCCACCTAAACCACCTACTATTGAAATAGAATGTAATTCAAAAGTAGCAGATTGAGGTTGAGAAGAGGCTAAAAAGAAAGCTGAAAAACCTCCATTATCAAACCCAGATCCTGGGCCTGATGTAAAAGGTTGTATTACACCAGGAGCAGATCCAAAATTTGTAGCAGTAAATGTAATTTCAAATTGTCTTAATGAAGCAACACGTTCTGAACCTGATAGAGCTGTAGCACTAGCTATAAATCCAGTAGAATCTGCTCCTTGCAATGCTGGACCAACTTGTGGAAGATTTGTTAAAGCTGTAACAGAACCACTAACAGTATATGCAATACCTGGGACTAAATTTTCAAATGCTCCAACTATAAAATAAGTTCCAGTTGACACTGCAGCATCAGTAGTAATTGTTATACCTGCTGTAGATACACTAGAAAGGGTTAGCCCTGTAGAAGTAAGACCTGTACTTACTTTACTAGTTACTGCATTATTTAAATCAAAACTAGGTGTTGGGAGTGTATCAGGTGTTTGATCATTTCCATCAGCAAATATTCTATAAGGGTTATATTGAGCAGGAAGAGGATCTATACTACTACCACTATACTCACCATTATAAAATTCATCTTGTGTGTTTTTTATTTTATTTTCTCCTGTAAAATTATCTACGTAAAACCATGCTTGTTGAGAAGATGATAATGGTGGTGTTGGATTTGAAAATCCTGGGTTTCCAATAATACCCCCACCTGAAGTTGGTCCAGTATTTGTTAAATTATAAGCATTAAAAGATGATGTAATGAATTGTACACTATCAGTACCACTTGTATCTCTTACCCATACTTGATATCTTTCTTCAGGCATTAATGTTAATACTGGTGAAGTAAAATCAACATCACTACTTACTGTACCATCAAATTCCTTTTCAAAAAGAATTCCTCTTTTTGATCCAGATATAGTTAAAATATGAGTATCACTATCAATACTTGATGCCTTAAATCTATATTGAACATCTAATGGTCTTAATACTGTAAAAAACTGGGATGCAGTTAATGCTGAAGATGCTTCATTTGGTATTTGTGGTCCTTGAAAGAAATCTCCATTTGTTTGAAAATAACCTTCATCTGCTCCAAAATCATCATAAAAATTAGTAATATTTCTTCCTTCAGTAGTAAAAGTTAAACTTCTACCCATATTTATCTTACTACCTGTTGTTCCTCTTAAAATATTATATTTATTAACACTTCCACCAGCACTACCTGTTAATGACTGCATTCCTATACTTGAAGTAATTAATAAATTTTTCTTAACTATTCTATTATTATATCCTTTAACATTACTTCCTTCATCTTCATTTATAGGTGTAGTAGCAATTACAGTATTGATGTTAATACCAATCTCTGTATTTGTTTTATTTCGTTCTAATAGATGTTGTTTTACGATAATTCCCGTACTTAAACTTGTACGAGCAGGTACATAATTTTTTATTGCTTTAAATAATGATGATTCATAAAACTTAATTAATCTATTATAATCATATTCTTTTTCAATTATTTTTGGATCCTGATATTTAGTAAATAAAGGTGTAATAACTGGATAGCCCTGATATTTTTTAAAATAATCTTCAGCTATACGAGTTAATTCAGGATATCTATCTCCACTTTCAGAAATATTTCTTGGATCTGCTATTGCATCAGAAACAACTCCATGACCAAAAGTACTTATAATATCATCATTTATTTCATTTTGAAATGAAAATCCAACTTCTAATGAGTTAATGTCTTCAGTATAACTTGAACTTTGTTCAAATTCTTGTTGTATACTTCTAAAAGGTGATAACGTTGTTCCAAATTCATTACCATCAATTACTTGAATTTTATTTTTTATTCTATTTCTAATACCTGCAGAGGGTTGATCCATATAATTTAAACTATTATTTGGAACAACATAAGATGATGTAACTGTTAATTCTGGAGTGTCATTAAATCTAAAGTTTAAAAAATAAGGATTAAAAAATGGTGAAGTAGTAGTTGGGGATGGTTTATTAAAAAATGAACTTGTATATAACCCAGGATTACCTACACCTATTCCATAAGATCCTGTATAGTTTACAACTGCAGGATGTACTGATCCAACAGTAGAACTTCCACTTACAAGATTACTATCAAGTGGTCCTGTTGGTTGTAATCCACCAAATGAAAATTGTCTAAGATTAGTAACATAAGTAGCATCAAAATAAGATGCAGATCCATTTGGTTCTGTAAATTCTAATTCATTACCTAAAGGTACTCTATAGCTTAGTAAATCATAAGAACTTCCTGGTCCCGTATTTGAATCAGAATGACCTTGAATAGACTCAGGATTCATTACTAAATCATTAAATGATGAAGCAGATAATGCTCTTCTATAATATCTAAATTCTTGAAAAGAACCAGACATAGTATCTCCTAAATCAAAACCAGGAATTGTTTTTGAATTTGCTTTTCCTACAGTATTGTTAGCAGTATAAACTGCATTAGGAAATATATTTCCAGGAAGGAATACTTGAGAACCATGATAATTATGAATTTGCTTAGTACTCCCAGGATTAGGATCTAAGAAAAATCTATTCCAAGCTTCATTCATTGAAGCTGAAGCTACTCCTGCTGACATTGTTAAACTAGAGGAAGCTAACCATCCTACTTCATTACCATCATAACCATTATATATATTTTGACCAACTCTTAATTCAAATTCATTAATTGTATTATTTTGACCTGATGCTGATATATGTGTTTTTCTTTGTATTTGTACTGTCCACCATTCTTTATTATAAAAAGGTAAGTAAATAGGATCTGTAATATATACATTTGCAAAATTAGTACCACCTATATTTCTAGCTTCTTGTGCACCCTGAGTAAGTGATCCTGATATAACAAAGGACATACTTGCATAAGTATTAAAATGAGGAGTACTTGCACCATCAAATGAACCTGATTGCGATCCTGATTGGTGAAGAAATATTCCAAAATCTCCATTATTATCTTCATCATCAAAAGTAGGATCTGCTCCTCTTTTTAATAAAAGTGACTCTGAAAAATTTGTTATTGCTGTTGCTTCTCTTGCAGTTTTAAATCTAAATTGTATGCAGTCTGGGAGTTCTACTCCAGTAGATCCTGCTGAAGGGGCAGAAGCATTTGCTGCAAGGGGCAACCAGGGAAACATTGCATTAGCATTTACAGTAGGATATCTTCCAGTATTAGGTATACTGGCTGTTGCAGGTGTTGCAAAAGTATTAAATGCTGTAGAATAACGATTCATCCATAAATCGTAATCATTTTCATCATCTTTATTTTTACCTCCAAATTCACTTATGCGAAGCATTGTATTTGGAACCCCCCATATATTAATTAATTGTCTTAATCCTGTTACAGTTCCTTTTCTTTTTACTAAAGAAACCATATTATGAAAGATTCTTTTATATATTTCTTGAGCAGCATTTTCTATAGGATATGGAAAAGAAGGATCAGCTAGAGCAATAACATATCCTAAAGTTGATTGTTGTTGGTCATAATAGTTTATAACTGATCCTGAAGCTATATCTACATATCTACTAATAAATTCTAAACCAGAACCTGCTGCTGGGTATGTGTCAATTGTATTTAAATTAAATCCTATTGAATTAAAATTATTACCTCCAACCTCAAATCCTAATGATTCTATAACCTCATCTGCTAATCCTAAAGGTAAAACAGATCCAGTTAAAGAAGAATTTGTATTACGAATTTGTTCAACAGCTTCAGTGTAAAGATAAGCTTCATCGAAAGTTTGACCAACCATACTTATAAACTTAATATATTGGTTGTTATTGCTATTGTCAGTTATAAATGGAGGTATTAAATAATATAAATAATCCTGATTATCGTTATCATATCTTGAAGCAGAATAGATTTGATTTTTTCCTGTATTATAATAAGCACTTGATTCGTTAGTACTACCAAACCAATTTAATGCCTCTGAACTTGTAACAGAAAAATTTTCATAAGGATATGTTTCTGTATATTTAGGCCAAGATTCTGACCCCGTTACATAATATAAAAAATATTCATAACTATCAAATTTACTAATTATGTTATTTATATTATTACTAATATTATTATAACTAGAAGAATAATCTCTAGATCCTGTAGTTCCTCCTGTAATAGTTTCTAAACTAGCTATTTCAGCTGATTGGCTTTCAATTGAAGCTAATTTATCTTTAAAATTTCTTAATCTTTGTTCTGCTGATGAATATTTTACAAATTGATCCCATTCTCCATAATTTTTTCTTATTATTACTCCTTTTTGGTCTTGTAAAGAATTAAATTGATAAAATGAAGCTGAAGAATTTGTATTAACTAAATCTTTTAAATTTTTATAATTTGTTGAATTATTAACCCTATCTTTAATAGGTATATTATAATTAGGTCCTTTAAGTGATAATAAATTATCAATAAATTCTAAATTAGGTTGGAAATCTATACTAAATACTTGTGTTTCTCCTACTTTTGTAATAATTTGTAATTCTTGATCTATTTGAAATTCTGAGGGTAAAGGTGAATATAATTTTATTAATATAGTAGTTCCATTAGTGGATCCAGTTTGTGGTACTTCTAATTGACTATTTACTGCTATAAAATTTCTATTATTTCCAAATGAAATATAAAATTCATCTGCATTGTCTCTATCATTTATTTTCTCAAAAAATTGTTGATAATAGCTTTCAATTTGAGAATTTGATAAAAAATTATTTGCAATTCTTAATTCTGTTCTATCTCCAGAAACATCTTTTAAAAAATAGGGATGACCATCAAATGTATCAGTTTGTACTTCATTAAGTTCAGATCCTAATTCAAAATCTATAAAATTATATAAAGCATAATAATTACCTGATGAATATCCTTGATTAAATACATCTTCAATAGGATTTAATTGAAATTGGTTATATATAGAATCAGAACTTGTAATTGCTCCATCTGGAGGTAAATAAGAACCATCAGCTTGATAATCTAAATTTTCATATAATATAGTTTTAGCATAATTATATATATAAAATTGAGTTTTGCTTTTTGTTGTAGAAAATGAACCTGTTAATTCTATTGAAGGTACAATAGCATCTAAACTTAATTCAAATCCTTCTTGGATAAAAACTTCAGCGTTTATCTGATTAATTGATGCAGAAACTGGTGTTGCCATATTTTAATTTAATTTATCCTCTTACTGTTACTTCATCTGATGTTGCTTCAGGAAGATTTTGATCTCTTCCCGTACCTGAAAATGTTGCCTCATTAGGATCTATTGCATCTTCTAAATTAGTAGCTTCCTGTATTAGATTTAGATTTTGTCTTCTTAACTCAGCAATTTCATCTAATAATGCTTGTATTTCATCACTAATAGTAGCAAAATCAGCATACTCACCACTAGTTCTTGCAAGATATTGATGAGATTCTATTTCTCCAAGTTTAGGTATAATATAGAAAAATTTATCATAAAGATACCAAAAATCATCTAAATCAGCTAAATCTCTATCAAAGAATGAAGGATCAGGAATATTAACTAATTGAGTAAATTCTTTATTTACTGTTTGGTTAAATTTTTCTTTATTATATCTTTGTGCTTTTAATGTTATCTTCTCCATTATCCATTTATTACTTTAAACATTATGTCTTCATCAAATACCTTTGTAGTACCATCTACAGTAGTTTTTAATAAAATTGTATAATATCTTTCTGGTTCTAATCCCCCCATATAAATATCAAAATAGCTAGAAGTAGTATCAGCACTTACCTGGGTAAAAGTGTTATCAAATTCAATTACATATTCATTTGTTTCAGAATCTTTAATAGCGTAATATGAAGTTTGTGGTAAATAAAAATTTGTTAAATACCCAGATTGAGTTTGAAATACCTTTTTAGGATATTGAGGAACAGCTGCTATTCTAAATCTTTGTATACTTTCAGAAAAATATACTCCATCATTATTATATGATGATATAAATGCTTCAGGTTGAGCTAATGTTGCCATTTCTGAAGAAGTAAAATAAAAGAAATCATCAAATTTAAAATCTATTTGTGGGGGATATATAGTATTAGTATCTACAGAATAAAATTTAAATGTAGATGCCTGAGATTCAGAAGGAATAAATTCAACTGATGAAGTTTGTTTAATAATAAATCCTTCATTTGGTATATCACCTCCACTAACTCCTTTAGATTGACTTATCCAAATATCAACAGTATTTGTTACATCAACATTTAGATCTATACTATCAGCATAGGTAAATGTTTGGATTTGTACAATATCTTTTAATGTAGCTGACCCTGTAAACCATGTTCCTCCTCCAGTTCCTCCATAAACACTACTATAAGATGCCGTTGTTCTAGCTGTATAAGGTGTTAGATCTTGATGCCATTCTTTATCAGCTGTTGAACCAGTCCAAGAACAACCATTTTTAGTAACAGGAGAATTTCCAAATCTTCCTGTTCCCATATCCCAACTTTGTGATATTGGATATACTTTTAAAAAAGATGTTGAATTTAAGTTAGTTACTACAGCAGCATAATTTCTTAAATTAGAATTCCAATCTCTTGGAATAAAATTTCCTGCAGTTAAAGTAAATGATGCTGTTGTTAAATTTTGAGCTGTTGTAAGTAATCCTCCTAATTCTATTACATCCCCTGGTTTATAACCTTTACCATCAATTACACGACTATTTTGTACATTTGCTGCTGTAATGGTATTACCTCCTACTGTTAATTGAATTTTTCCTCCAATACCGTTTCCTGTTGAAGCTGTGATAGGATATATATTTGTTGAAATAGAATTATCTAAGTTTGATGGATTATCTGTTATTACCCCAAATAAGTTTCCATGTAGTTTATTTATATAATTTTCATCACCCCCAGAACTAGATACATAAGCATCAAAAGCAGTATTTAATGAAGTTTGTGAAAATTTTATTAAATATCTACTAGTTTGAGCATTACTATCTAATAAGTAAGTAGATGCTTCTAATATTTCATCTAATCCTGTATTCATATCAGGATCTTGAGTATATAATGTAGCGTCTTTTTCAGGAAAAATTTTATAAATTGCCATTTAATTATATATTAAAATTTGTTATGTCATTAGTTGAAGGTACAACATTATCAGGAACTATACTTTCATCAATAGATGTTGGAATTCCTCCTTTTCCAGGTTGTTGATTTAACCCACCCCCTATAACTTCCTCAATTTCATTATTAGGATCTGCTAATACTTCTAAATAAGTTCTATCAGGTGTGTATTGTTGTAATGTCATTGTTTCTAAAGTTCCAGCGTCTTCATCTCCAATATTAGTATCTATGAATTTAGCCTTTGTTGGATATCTTAAAACTTTATATTGTCCTCCATCTAAAAATGAAGATTTTGTACCATTTGATGCTGCTGTTCTATTTGGACCACCAGTGCCTCCTTGTTTTGTTCCAGCTTCTGGATTTTCTACATCTAGTGCTGTTACTTTAAGTGATTGGTTTAAAGGATTATTCATAGTAGCTCTTACTTCACCTTCTTTTGTTGTAAAATAGGGATTTTCTGAATTATAAATTTGTACAAATCCAGATGCAGGATCACTAGTTGAACCTCCATCTATTAAAGTACCATTTTCAGATTGATCTTCTCTGTTTTCAAGATATTCTACTTTAAGTGGTGATGGTACTGGTGGAATAGGTCCTGGGTTATTACCAAGATATGATGCTGGGGTACCAAGACCTGTTGCTAAACCTTCATCTCCTCTTCTATCAAATGATTTTTTATATCTTTCTAGTAAATCCATATTTTTTTATTTTATAGTGGTACTACTCTTCCAACAATATCAGCTTGTGGAAATTTTAATTCAAACACCATAGGATCAACTGAAGGATAAATAATACCATTATTTGTAGCTGCTATTAAGTCATAAGAAAAATCACTATATCCTTTACTTGCTCCAGCTATATTTTTTATACTAACATTAGTTACTGTTTGTACTCCTTCTACTTTATCCAGAAGTATACTTATATCTTTTAATAAGATAGGTTGATTAATATTCCAATTATCTATACTAAAATAATCTGTTAATTCATTTATGCATCGTAAAATTACATCATTGTTATTAAAATTAGGTAATACTATAATATCAAATTCACACGTTATGTTTATAATATATGCGTCCTTTATTTTAATAGAATCATTTATCATTCTATATTCTGATAGATATGTTTTTAAATTTTGTTTTAAAGTTGAAGAAGCTGTTCTTAATTTTTTATCTGAGTCAAAAGATAGTACATACATATCTAAAATTGTAGGTAATTCACCTATTGCATATTCTGCTACTTTCGTAGGTTGAATAAATGCTTTTGCAATAGTACCTATATTAGCAGGCATGCTTAAAGCTCTAATTAAATAATCTTGTTGAGTAACTGTTCTTAATTGGTTTTGAAAAGTACCTAAAGCATTTTGTCTTGTTTCTTCTATAGTATCTCCTCCTTGCCCACCATCAGCTGCTAGTGTATTATTTACAGCCACAGAAGCAAAAATCTGATTTGCTAAAGTACTATTTGTAATATTTGGATTTGTAAATACTATATCTGTAGGTGAGAAATTAGTTAATGTTCCAGATGCTACATTTGCTTCTAATCCTCCTCCAGTTAAATATCTTATATTTAAAGTTGTATTTGCAGGAGCTATACCATAAGTATCAGTAAACATAAAATTTAATGGAGAGTATGCTGTTGATAATTTATCTTTTGAAAATGGTAAACCAGTTCCTACATTATCAGGATTAGGTACAATATTTTCATCATTATCACTTACAGTTCCTGCTCCAAATCCTAATTGTAATGTTGTTGAATTTAAAAATCTTGTTGTAAATCTTCTTTGAACTTGTTTTAAATTTAATAAATTAGGAGCATCATCTTGTACTGCATTTGGGTCCGTGTAACTTGCGTTTATTTTTGTAGTAAATACTGTATCTTGAGCTAAATTAAGTACTTCATAGTATTCATTACCATTACTATCAAATACGTCTAATACACTTATAATATTATTAGCAGTAATATCAAATACTGGGAATTTTGAAGGAGAACCAAACACTGCTTGTGTAGAATTAATAGTCCCTGATATAGCTTTTCTTGTTTTTTTCAATAAAAATCTATCTGGGTCTGTTCCACTTAATGAAAAAATTGAAATCTCAGTTGGATCTAAAGATGAAGAAATTGAAAAATCACAAACATCTTCTGTTATAAATTTAATGTTAGAATTTTCATTCGAAGTTATTTGAAAATCTTCTGGTATTTTTAATGCGTAATCAAAATCTGGGACTAATTCTGTTCCTACTAATTTTGAAGGTACTTGTTGGAAAAATGAAATTTCTACAGTAGCTGCTGTTGTTACTTTAGGTCTATAACCTAACATATAGGATAAATCAAATAGATTTTTTTCTTGTCTTGCATATTGTATAAAAGTTTCTTGAATTTGATTATCTAGATAAAAAGATAAAACATCTCCAACATATGCTGCCATTTCTATGAATAACATTCCTGTAGAATCAGAAGAAAAGTCATTGAAAGTATTAGGAAAATATGTTTTAGAATAATCTATAAGAGAATTCCTAAATGTATTAAAATCTCTATTAGTATATGTTATATTTCTGTTTAAAGTTGCCATTATTGTAATGCTATATTAATTGAATCTTCTTCTCCTAAGTTAACTACTGAATAATCTAACTCAAAATTTATAGTATTTAAATCTGGTTGATTATCAAAATTTATTTTTTTTACTTCTATTGAGGGAAAATTATTTGTAATATTATCTCTAATTCTATCTTCAAGTGCAGAAGTAGTTCCATCATTAATACCTTCCCAAATTAATGCTCTTAAGTCTGCTCCAAAATTAGGTCTAAATACTCTTTCTCCTTTATTTGTTAATAAAAAATTAATTAAATTAGTTTTAACTACTTCTCTAGTAGTAAAAGTAGGATTAAATACTGCTCTTCCTGATAAAGGGAAACTAAAACCTAAAGCGGCACTACCACTATTAACAGTTGGAAAAACATTATTTATTATCCTAGCCATTATTTACTATTCATTAAGTTCATTATTTGATCCATACCTACACTTCCTTCAGGTAATGCACCATTTACTGTATCCATTCCTGGGTTAGGTCTAAAAGTTTGAATATTATTTGTATTAAAAGAAGCTGCTGTTTCTCCTAGAATATTTTTATATGCATCTCTTTTTTCTTGAGAGGACATTACTGGTGAAGTAGGAGAAGGAGTTGGTTTAGATGGATTATAGGATTCCATTACAGGAGATGTTGTAACCATCTTTGGTGATTTAACTGCTTCTAAAAGGATATCTTTTAATTCTTCTTGTATTACTTCTCTTACAGTTTCTTTTAATATCTTTTTTAATTCTGTTAATTTCATTTCTATTTTTATTATAAATATTAATATCTTATGTTTTTATATCAATTATCACCCAGTAGGTATTGTTAAACCATTTCTACCAAATTCAAAATACCACTTATCAGATGGTGTTAAACCATTATTTACATTATTTTGATTAAATGCACTAGAATTAGGATTAGCTCCCCCAGGTGACCAAAAAGGTAATTCTGATGCTGTTTGAGCATTTGCGTTATACCAATTTATTCCTAATACACTTTTAAGTTTTAAGAAAATTTGAGTTTTTGAATATGCTTTTATTTGTTCAAATGTTAAACCATTAGGGGTTTCTGTAAAATCAGGTCCAACAACATTTTGAAATAAATAATTTTCAGCTAAAAATATTTCAGATTGATATATATCATTTAATTCTTGTGATGTAATTGCTTCATTAGCATTTCCACTTATTGGAATTTCATTAATAATAGGTTGATTATAACCTTGATTTTTAGATTTAAAATAATCTTTTAAAGGATCATTAAAATTATAAGGTCTACCTGCTAAAAATTTATAATTTGCAATTTCAAAAATGGCTTGAAACAATGGTTTTCTTTTAGCCATTTCAGGTCTTAAACTAACAAACTCACTTCCAATAGTAGCATCACTAAATTGAGTTTCTGCTGTTAAAGCTAATCTTTCAGAGAAAGGAAAAAGTCTACCTGTTAGATCATCTGTAAAAAAAGCACCATCATCATCCCATCTTTTTGATGTTGGATTATAATTACCCCCTAATTCATTAGCATTTTTTAATAAATTATTAGCGGCTGTTCTTATTAGTGAAATTTCACCTTGTATTTGTTGTTCTGTTCCATCAAAATCAGCTAAGAATAAAGTTTTAATAGTTGAATCTAATATTCTATCACCTTGTTGCCATTCAAATCCTTCATTTGCTACAGCTTGTTCTAAAATAGTTCTTGAATTATCAAATGCCTCTTGAACTAGTGTATCATAATAAAAAGCAGTTGGACCTTTATTTTGGGATAATTCCCAAGCTAATTCATATAATTCATCCGCTTCTTCTCTACTAGCTCCATAAATTGCCATTAATATAGCAATTTGTCCTTCTTTAAAAATAGCTTTAAGTGGGTCTTCTTGTGGTGGGGGTGGAGGGAAGATTAAATCTTTAGTATCAATTAACCACTTCACTTCATCAACTAAAACAGTATTTGACGATGAAAAAGATTCATTACCTAAAATTTCTTCTACAGAAACATTTGGATTATAAAATTCCCCATCTATAACAGATTCTTTATTTTGAGCTATTACTTGTTTTTTATTAAATGAAAAATCTGAAGGTAAGAATTCTAATCTTAAATAATAATCACCATATAATAATCCTGGTGGGGTAGTTAATATTTCTTCTAATTGTTCATTAGTTAATACTCCTACAAAATTTGTAGTATCTGCTGTTAATGAATCTAAATCATCTTGATTAATATTAGGATCTTGTTGTAAACAATTATCTAATGCTACACTAAATTCATTTAATTTAGTAATTACTTCTCCAACATCACTACTAATGATATCTAGTGCTTCTGGAATAGTATCTATAGAAGCATCTTCTTTATCTATTAACGTTCCTAAATTATCCAATGCATCAGAAAAATTATTAATTATATTTACAGGAATACCTATACCTGGAGGAACTGATGTAGGAATTGGAAGTTGTTTTATAATTGTTACTCCTGCTTTTAAAGCTGTTACTGCTATTTCAGCACCTTGGGCTACTTTATTTAATGTTGCTATTTTTTGTTCTATTTGTTGTAAAGCACCATTTATTTCATTTTTTTGGTTAATTAATGATCTTAATTCTTCAGTAGAAGGACAGGCATCCTTAAATCTATCTATTAATACATCTAATGTTTTATTAAATTGAAATGTAGTTCTAGTTACACTTTGTACTATTTTTGATATAAATCCTGATAGAGCCATTATAAAGTTCTTGTTGTTTTAGATTTATAAAATTCAATTGAAGTTAACATAGTTTGAGCTTGTAACCCTACTTTTGTTGCAGTTTGAGCAACAGCTACATTAGGTACAAAAGGAATAGGTGTACCTACGGTACCTAAAGCTGATGATAATGAAATAACATTAGTTAATAATTTTTGAAAATCTTTTAAAAATTTGTCACCTAATATTAATGGTTCAGTTTTACTTTCATTTTTATCTCCTAACATTATTTGTTTTTTTGCTTGTATAACAAAATTAGAAGGAGTATCAAAGTTAAAACCTTTTTTTGCACCAAATGAAATTGTTCGTTCAGAACTAAGTAAGATGTGATCACTTTTTGCATTAAATAATAAACGACCTGAATCTACAATAACTTGAGAACCATTATATTCATTAGGTATAGTTGGGGTTTGTGATGAATCTGAGTATGATTTATAATCAGTACTAGATGCTTCTATAGGGATAGTTTGATTAGATGTTAAATATATTGATGATTTATCTGTATTTATATTTTCTACTTGAGGTACCCATGGATCATCACTTGTTTCTGTTTGACCATTTTTTATAATAATAAGAGGTTCACCATTAACCCCACTATTAGACCAAGGATTTGGGGGTGTACTATTATTAACAGTGCTACCAAATCTTATAGTATTACCCCATCTTCCTTCAATTAAAATATCACCTTCATAAGGTTGTAAATTTCTAATTCCTACTCTTTCCTGAAATGTTAATCCTAAATTTATATCACTAATAGGTACATCAGATTGTATTTCAATACCAGCTTCAGTACTTTCATATTTTTGAGCATTTGATGGGTCGTTTGCTAGAGGGTTTGGGAGTGCATTATGGTGAATACTATTCCAAATATTAACTGTTTGAAAATAATAAAACTCTTTTCCACTACTTAAGTTTTGTGTTGAAGTTGGGTTTGGTAACGTTATTATATAAACAATTTCATTTACTAATGGTAAAAATTTAATATTAGAATATAAAGGTTTTGCAAAGCTTAAAGATTCTAATGATTGGTTTCCAGGATTAGTTAATTCTTCAAATAATATTCCTCCCATACCAGCATATTCTCCATATTGTTTCCAATTTAATGGATAATCATCTCCATTTAAGGAAACAAATTTTACTCTCACTGGAATTATGTCTGGAGATTGTTGTGGTGTAGATGGTTTTGGTCCTAATGAACTTAAACCTGTTGGAATTTTAACCATTATTTTTATTTTCTTTATTTGCTCTTTCTAATTTATCCATTTCTGCTAATAATTCAGCTTTTTCTTCTTCTGTTATACCAAATTCTCCTTCATCATTAGTATTATTAACAGCTCTTTGAATAATAGTAGCCATTTTAATTAATTGTTCATCATTTTTTACCCCTATTTCTAAATACTCTTTTATTAAAGGTACTATTAAAGTAGCATCTCCAATTTCTTGAATTAAGGGTTTTAATTCACTTATTAATGATGAAATTTGTTCTTTTTTCTTTGTTTGGTTTTCATATATCTCATGAAGAATATCAGAGAATTTTTTGTCACCAAATATTATTGAATCTAATTGTCCCATAATTTTTGGTTATAAATATTAATTTTTTTTGTTTTTAAGATGGAAAGTAACCTTTCTCGTAGTATACTATATATTTTTCCTTGAATATTTTATGTAATTTATTAGCTATTTTTGTAATTTTTGGAGTTTTAACATCAATCATTTCTCTTATATAAATGTAAAGTGCTTTTTTATTAAAAACATCTATAGCATCTCTTTTTCTAAATAACTCTAAAATACAATCAGCTATTTGAGCATCATATTCTTTTGGAAAATAACTGTAAATATTATTAGTAATATATTTTACATATAAATCAATAAAAATAGATAGTCTATCTCCTTCTTTATATCCCTGACTATATAATTCGTCCCCAAAGTTACTATCTGATTCTATAAATTTTTGTGATGATTGTTCTAATTTAGGATTTAGAATAAAAAAAGTATCATCACCAACATCTAAATTTTGATGTTTAGTTATGTCTCCCATGTCAACAGAATCTATTCTTTTTTTATAATTTTTTTGATTATATATTATTAACCATCTTTTTACAATAGTACCAAAGTAAGAATAGGCTTTAGCTCCTTTTAAGGGATCAAATAAATGTATTTTATCTAAAAGGAAGACCATAATTTCATGCTGTAAATCTTCTAAATTTTCTACATTATCTGTGTAGTAAAATTTAAAAGTATGAATTATGTTTTCTGTTAGTTTATAAAAAGGGTAATGAATTTCTTTTTGATATATTAAACTTTTGAATTTTTTATCATTACTTTCATTATATTTAACTATAGCATTTTCAGTTTCTTGAGTAAAATAATTTCTCTTTTGTCTTTTTTTCTTAGCAGCTTTTATTATATTATCCATTTATCACAGTTATATTTCTTTAATTTTGAATTCATTTAATAATTCTTGTAAAGTCATAACTGTTTTAAAAAAGAAACCTATTTCATCATCGCTTTTAAATCTTCCTTGTGCATCTAGTTTTTTTAACTTTGCATCTGATAATTCTATTGCCTTTGATATTTTATTAAGATATTTCATATATTCTACTAGTATATCTTCTTGTTGTTCGTTTTTCTTCATTAGATTAAAAGTAGTAAAACCTAATACTACTACTAATGCTGATAAAACTGATATTAATATTATTTCCATATTATAAATTATCTAACATATTTTTTAGTCCTGGGCTTGAAATATTACCTAGTGCTTTTGATTTTGTTGTTTTTTTATTTTTTAATGTAAAATTTTCTTTTCCTTCGTTTTTATTTTGTTTAAATTTAGGTAACCACTCTTTTTCAAATTCAATTCTAGCAGCCATCATATCAGCTTGGTGTAAAATAAAAGGTAAAGAAGTTCTTGGTTTTTGTTCAGGCATAAATCCTTTTAAATACTTATCATTAGCAGAATCATATAAACCATCGTGAGTTTGTATAGCTACCATTTCATTAAAGCTATATCTTATATTATGAGATTGAAGTAAATATAAAGTTCTATCTGGAACAGAAGCAAATGGTACTTTATTATTAAACATATAATCTTCAC